CGGCAGTGGACTACCCATACGCAGGGGTCAAGGCCGATACGCTCATGCAGCCAGCGTCAAAGCGCGTCTGGTTCAAGCCCAACGGCATCGACAACCGCTGGATTCGTGGCGTCAGATAACAGCAGCCGAGAGGATCGCCCGTGGAATTCGACGGCAAGGACATCAAGGGAATCATCGACGACATCTCTTCCGTCAAGGAAGCCGTCGCCCGCATCGAGGAGAGGCAAAAGCACCCCTCCGCGGCATGCTCCATCCACGGAGAACAGCTGCGGTCGCTTAACGAACGGGTGGACTCCATCGAGACACAGCAGGGCAAGCAGAACCTCATCGCCGTGACCCTTGGGGCGATCGGGGCGGGGATCATCCTCGCCATCAAGTACCTCATGCTGAAGGCGGCGACGTGAACCCGACAGACGACATTTTCCTTGAGTGCCTGGTCCAGCTGAAGCAGGACGAAGGCTTTCGCGGTGGCGTCTACGTCTGCCCGGCCGGGGCCCTAACCATCGGCTACGGCAGGAACGTGGACACCGACAAGGGCGGGCCGGGGATCACCAAAGCCGAGGGCGAGGTCATGCTGTCCAACGACATCACGGCCTGCGATGACGACCTGCGGACGCTGTTCCCTGACTACGCGGAATACAGCCACCGCCGCCGGGCAACGCTGGTCAACCTGCGTTACCAGCTTGGCCCGTACAGGCTCAGGAAGTTCGCCAACATGGTGGCCGCGATTCAGGCTGGCGACTGGTACGGGGCCGCCCGGGAGCTCAGGGACAGCGCCATGTACCGGGATCGCGGCACGCACGCGCGGACCGAGCGCAGGGCGAAGGAACTGGAGCAGGGATGATCACCGGCCAGCGCAAGTTCCTGCTGGGAATGGCCTACGAGCTCCTGTCGTGGGCGGCGTTCGTCTGGTCGCCGGGGATCACCGACACGATCCGCACGGGAATACTACAGTCGCAGGTTCTAGTCCTTGGCCTCGTTATCGGCGGCAACGTGGCCGAATACATCAACAGCAAGCGGTCGCCGTAGCAGATAGATCACAGGTTCACACGTCCACCAAACACGGAGGTTCCCCACAATGCGTTTCCTGATCCTCGCTCTGGCGCTGGTGGCCGTGCTGGCCTTTGCCGCCAATGCCCAGCAGCCGCCGACCGTCGACGCCGTCGCCAACGGCAAGATCTACGTCGTCACCGCCGCCCTCGACACCCTGCACTCGACCACCACCAAGGCGGCCGGGGTCGCCGCGGTGAAGTGGCGCGGCCCGATCACCTACTACTACCCGCGTTCGGCTGGCGTCTGGGGCTCCAAGATCAGCATGCCCACCCGGTGGCACATCTACGCCCGCAAGCCGTTCCAGTTCAAGGCCATCTACCAGAGCGGCGACAGCTCGGGGCTGTATCACGTGCTGGTCGATACCCTGTCTGCCGGCCGGGCCGGAACCCTGGTGGCGTGGTCGGACGTGTTCCCCGTTGGGTACACCCTCAACGCCCAGATCGCGCAGCTGCGGATCAAGCCGGCCACGAGTGACACCGTCTACGTCGTCCCGCAGGTGGCGCGATGAGCGCCGCCATCAATTACAAGGAGCTGGCCCGGCTGGTCTGGGTGCAGCTGGAGCTGGACGAAGTCAAGGCTTCCGTGGTGGCCCTCAAGGGCATCGACTGGAACCCGTTCGATGAAGACGCCGACGAATACGTGGGCGTGTTCGGCGAGCTGAATCACAACTTCTCGTTGGTCTTCGACGTGGCCCAGAAGGCCGCGGCCGTCGTCCAGCGCATCGTGGTCGACGGGGCCAGCCTGTCCGACCCCCAGAAGCACAAGGTCGTGGTCCAGGTGCTCGACGACCTGATCCGGCTGCCGTTCTACGCCGAGCCGTTCGACGGCCCGGTGCTTGACGTTCTTGTCAAGTCGGCGGTCAAGCTCCTGCGGGCCGTCAACTGGGGGATCGAGCTCCCGGCGACGGTCGCGGCCAAGATCGAGTTCCGCGAGGTCGGTTGAGCCAGAACGGCCCCGGTGCACGTTGACCGGGGCCACCCTCTATCCGAAGGGTTTTAATGGCCACCCCTACAGCCTACGTCAGCATCGGGGACACACACATCCACTGCAAGCTCGGGCTCACGGCGCCCGATTCGACCATTGACTTCGGGGTCAGCGCCGGCCCCTCGCGCGCCACCAGGTGGGTCTGGGAGAACGTCTGGAAGCCCTTCCATGACGAGGTGGTGCCGTGGGCCACCCAAGGCCAGCCGCACGTCCTGTGCCACGGTGGGGACATCGTGGACGGCGTCCACCACCGCAGCACCACCCAGATGTCGCAGGACATGGACGCCCAAGAGCAGGCCGCGATTGCCATCATGGCGCCGCTGGTCGAGCGGGCGGCGCAATACTTCCAGCTGGCCGGCACCGACGCCCACGACGGCCAGAGCTGGGCCAACGCCCGCCGGATCGCCCGGGCCCTGGGCAGCCCCGAGTCAACCGACGGCAACCCCCTGTGGCCGGAGCTGCGGATCATGATCGGCGACGGCCTAATTCATGACACGCACCACGTGGCCACGACGGGGATCCAGCGGTCGATGCCGAACGGGATCACCGCCGACGCCATCGAGCAGTTCGTGACCGCGGCCAAGGCCGGGGACCGCTGCCCCGACGTGTTCCTGCGGCACCACTGCCACCACGCGTCCCGGTCGGGCGGCTTTCTGCGTGATCCGAACCACTGGTGGCAGGCGATGACCGTCCCGGGCTGGCAGCTCAAGGGGCCGTATGCCTGGAAGGTCGGCGCGCGGAACCATCTGACCCACTTCGGGGGCGTGGTCGTGCGGTGGGTGACGGTGCCCTGGAACACCGGCCACCTCGAGCTGATCCCGTTCACCCGCTCGGCTGGCCCGTCCGAACCGATCATTTTGAAGGGGGAAGCATGGAATTGACAGGCATCGACGAAGCGGTGATCCGCGCTGAAGTAGAAGCCGAGATCGCCCGGATGGCCGAGCTGGCGCACCCCCGCGAGCTGACCCTTGACCCGGTTCAGGTGGACGCCCTGGTTCGGCTGCGGTCGGCTGGAATGCAGTGGCCCGCGATCATGGCCTACTGGCGCCGCAAGGGCTGGCAGGGGTCGCCGCACACGCTCAGGCGGATCTACCGGGAGCACCAAGATGCCGCGCAAGCGTAGGCCGGTGCAGGTCCAGGTCGACGAGCTGCGGAAGGTGGTCCGCTCGCTGTCAGCGCGTGTCGCTGAGCTTGAGGAGCTGCCGGCCCGCGAGCTGACGGCGGTGATCGGGTTCGAGGTGGAGCAGCCTGCGGAGGACTTTGACGAGGATCAGCCGGAGTACCGAAAAAAGTTTGACCGCCCCGGCTGCTAGTGCTACCACTCCCGCCGCCATCGCCACCCGGGTGCCCCTCATCCACCTGGGAGTGGCGCGCCCCCCGAGAACGGATGCTCGGGGGGCGTTCTCATTAGAACAGCGAGTTCTTGCCGGCGGCGGCGGCCAGATTCGATACCGCAGCCCGGTAGTATGACGACTTCAGCTCGACACCGATAAACCGTCGCCCCATTTCAAGGGCCACATGGCCCTCGGACCCGATCCCCATGAACGGCGACAGCACGATATCGCTCGGGTTCGTCCACAGCATGATCCCGCGCCGGATGACTTCCAGTTGCAGCGGGCAGATATGGCGCTCGTCGTCATGCTCGCGTGCGCTGGCGTATTGCAGGGTATCGTTCGGGTTGATGTCCATCCACACGGGGCTGGCTATCTTCTGCCACAGATCGACGGGGTAATCTGCCCGGTCGTGGGTGACCCGACTCGACTCGCCGGGCGTCCGCATCGTGACCAGGTAGTCGGGAATGCCCTGCCGGCACATGGCCGAGTTTTCGCGCACGGACTTATGCAGCAGCCCGAGCGCCTTGGTCCGCTGCATCGCGGTGACGGGATCTTTCCAGATCACAACCTCACTGTGGAAGATGAATCCGACCTTCTCAAAAGCGCGGATCAGGTCGCCACGGAAGTCGTTCAGCCCGATCACGCCGTCACGCGTCTTGCTGGTCGGCAGCAGCATACAGTGGAAACTCACGTCGCGTCCGGGCATCATCACCCGCATGAGCTGTTCGATCATGTAGTGCATGTGATCGAAGAAGTCCGCGCGCGTCCGGCAGTTGCCCATGTCGCGCGGGCTGTTGCTGTATGTGTAGAGGCTGGCGAACGGCGGCGAGAAGATCGAATAGCCGATGCTCGCGGACGGGAGCCCCTCCATGACTTCGACGCAATCGCCGTTGTATGCGGCGTAGCGTTCCGAAATGGTCTGGTCGATGCAGTTCATTTTCCCTCCAAAAATGATGGGACCACGACGCGGCTGACGGCCGCGTATTCGTTCGTCTGTCGGATGCTCCCGGTGACCGCCACCATGACGGCGTCGCGGGTCTCGGCGCTCAAGCTCTCGGACATGGCCAGTGCGTCGCGCTCCTTGCGCCTCAGGTTTGACACCACGGCCCCCTCGTATTTGCTGGCGAATACGTGGACGTGGACGGGGCGCGTCTGCCCGAAGCGCCAGCACCGGCGGACGGCCTGATAGTACGCCTCGAAAGAATCCGTGACCCCGACAAATGCCATGCGGGCACAGTGCTGCCAGTTGAGACCAAATCCAGCAATGCTCGGCTTGGTGATGAGCACGCGGATATTGCCGGCCGCGAAGTCGGCAAGGCGCTGTTCCTTCACGTCGGGGTCGTCCGGCCCGCGAATCTCAACGGCTCCGGGTATTGCCGCCCGCAGGGCGTCGGCTTCGGCGTTAAGGTCACACCAGACGATCCACGGTTGATGATCGGCATTCACGGCCGCCGCGCAGGCCTCGACCCTGGCATCGATGGACGCCTTGCGCGCGCCCCGGCGCTCGCTCAACGTCTGGGCCTCGATGGCGAACAGCTTACCGGCTGCCGCCATTTCAGTATCCACCGAATGCTCGTGGACGTTGACCGGCGGCAGCAGGTATGCGGAATCATCAAAGCCAAGGTCAGACGGCTTGCGGACAAGCGCGCCCCACTGGCAGACCCATTTCCAGAACAGATGGCGGGCATGACCCTTGAGCCGCCAGACTTGCGTTTCGCCGCCGTCGTGGCAGAAGTATTCGGCCAGCATTTCGGCGCGGGAACAGATGCCGAGAAACTCCGCGTGTGTGCCTAGTTCCGTCCAGTCGTTCGGCGCCGGGGTGGCCGTCGCGCAGAGCTTGAACGGCGTATCCCGGAA